AGAAAGAAGATTACTAGGCCTTCAAGGGACTTGCGAATACTGTGGTAAATAGTAAAAGGTGGCAAGATAATAGCGATGGGTGGGTTAAAGCCATGCATGCGAGTAACGATAGGAAACAAAGAAGAATGAGTCAACAAGGATATAAAGTAGAAATTATTTTTACACAACCCCTAACAAAACAAGACCCTGCTGATTGGATATTAGAAGCCGTCAGCGAAGGTAAATTTAAAGAAAACACAAACCATGTACATGCTACATCCGTATCTCCAATAGATTTGGAAAGTGACGAGTATAAATGGTTGCGTGATGCTACAAATTAGATTAAATAATGCTAAAGTAGCTTTGAAAGTTGTATTGGTAAACCAAAAAGCAACAAAAAGTCCTAAAGAGAGGGCACAGCTTGAAGAAGAGGTGAAAGACTTAACTTCAAGAATAGAGGAACTAGAATGGCAAATCAAGACCAATTTAGTGGAGACATGAGTCGTAATGAGGTTGAAATAGACCTTAACAAATTTATGTCAATGGTAGGCGAAATCGGAGAACTCAAAGCAAAAATAATGGAGCTAGAGAACGAGAAAGAGCCTGACAATCCTTGGCAGAAGTGGATATGGCTATCAAACATGATAGATGCTTGGAGAATTTTCCCTAGAGCATTTTTATCAGTGTATATTATACTTTTGTACAAGTGTACAATTTGGTTCATGGAACTTCCAGAACCAACATTTGAGCAATCAGGATTAATTTCGGTAGTAGTAGGAGCAGGTGCAGCCTGGTTTGGACTATATGCTGGAACAGCAAAAGATAAGATTAACTCAAAATAATACTTGACATCGCCCTTAAATTTTTGTATAATATATGTATGAATTTATTTTACTTAGACAAAAATTTAGATAAGTGTGCCGAGTATCATGTAGATAAGCACATCGTTAAGATGCCACTAGAAGTGGCTCAAATCCTATGCACTAGCATATGGATTGACAAGTTCTTGGGTTTCATACCTAGAGCCTTAAACAAGGAAGAACGAGATGTGCTTAATGCTGAAAAAGCAAAAATCAAACATTTACCCCCAGCAGAGAGACCTATTACACCATATTTACCTATGATGTATAATCACCCCTGCACGATATGGGCGCGCTCTTCATTAGACAACCACGAATGGACACACTGCTACGGCAATGCGTTGAACGACGAGTATAGGTACAGGTATGGCAAAGAACATAAGTCCATACATGAAGTAGTAAATAAATTACCAGAGCCAGTAAATATGCAAAGAGTAGGCTTTACACAGTTCGGACTAGCTATGCCAGATGACTTGAAAGATTATGACAATCCAATTCAATCATACCGCGACTACTACCACCTAGATAAAGCTACCTTTGCCAGCTGGAAATTCAGAGATAAACCACATTGGTGGAGTGAGGACTACGCAGATTATGAGAATCGTATTACAAGACAGCCCTAGATTATCAGTATATTTCCCTGCGCATTGGACACAATTACAGGTAGACACTTGGTTAGCTAAGTGGTATAAGAACAACAATCAGACACATTAAGGACAGAACATGACAGACCAACAAAAATTTAACGACTACGCAAGGTTCGTAGATATAACAACCTCACAAACAAGCAAAAACACAGACAAAATGATACACAGAATGGATAAGCTACAAGGCAACACAAGTGTACAGGGCGAAGATAGAACAGAAGAAATGCAAGTAGCAAGACTACTAACATCAGTTATCGGTATGATGGCTGAGAGTGGAGAGTTCGCAGAAGTAGTAAAGAAAAAAATATTCCAAGCAGACACACAGTTTACAGAAGATGAAATATTCCACATGAAAAGAGAACTAGGAGATGTTCTTTGGTATTGGGTACAAGGCTGCACAGCTTTAGGATTTACACCACATGAAGTAATGGAAGAAAACATCAAAAAACTAGAGAAAAGATACCCAAATGGTTTTGAAGTAGTACGCTCAGAAGTAAGAGCAGAGGGAGATATCTAATGGCAAATCATGTATATTTTAATATAAGTATAGAAGGATTAACTGATGAAGAATTTAACTCATCAGTTAAAATGGTAAAAGGTACTAGAAATGATTATGATGGCAATCCTTATGATTATGAGGATTATGCTGAAATAGAAAATCAACCTTTTATGGGTAGTGTAGATAAGTCATTTGATAAAGATGGTTATTTACAAAACTCCTATGATTGGTATTGTAGAGAAGTTGGTGCTAAATGGTGCCACCTCGAAGAAGTACAAGACGGCTACATTAGCGGATACGCAGCATGGAGACAACCAGTAGAGTTAGTATCAAATATATTAGAATACTTTGCTAATAAGTATGATGATAATGTAAGTGCTACCATGACATATGAAGATGAGTTTAGAAACTTTATGGGTAAACAATACTTTGAGACAGAAAAATACGACGATTGGGAGTCTGTAGAAGGAGACATCTATGAAACCGATGGAGAAGAATTAATAGAGTCATTCAATGAAATGTACCCTAGTATTGATACCACAGTTGAAGACTTCGACTGGCATGGTGAGTATAAAGTAGAAGGCGAGTCCGTATACCCTAGCGAAATGCTAGACCAACTTGCTGATGAGTTTTGGGAAAGTTCATAAATGGGATTATTTAGTAAAGAAAAAAGCTTTAAAAAAGTTGATTACAAAGAGTATAAGTTCAATGAAGATGAAGTACTAGAAACGCTGAAATTGTATATAGATAATACATATGCACAGCATTATAGTACTGATAAAATACAAGCTACAGAGTTTATTATAGACTCTGGCCATGGTGAAGGATTTTGCATAGGTAATATTATTAAGTATGCAAAACGCTATGGGAAAAAGAAAGGCAAGAATGATTTAGACTTAATGAAAATAATGCATTATGCAATAATTTTATTAGGGAGTAAGCATGAGAACAGTTAGAAAAAGAAATCATGAAAAGCTAGACGAAAAGAATCTTGTTAGAGTACTGGAGTACTTGGAGCAAGATAAACCGATTACAAAAAAAGAAGCATGCTCTATGCTTAACATCAGTTATAATACTACTAGATTAAATAGTATTATCGAAGATTTTAAAGATACACTTAAATTCAGAGCAGTAAGAAAAGCACAAAACAGGGGTAGAAAGGCTACCGACTATGAAGTCAAACAAGCGATAGAAATGTATTTAGACGAGCAACCCGTATCTGGCATAGCTCAAGCTTTATATCGTTCTACAACATTTGTTCGTAATTTGTTAGACAGAGTTGGAGTGCCACAAAAAAGACCCACGACCCAACAGGGATTAGGTGCTAAAATAGGATACTTACCAGATGAATGTGTATCAGAAGAATTTTCGCCTGATGAAAAAGTATGGTGTGCCAGATACGACCTTCCTGCTAGAATAATTAAAGGAAGTTTTGATAAAAGACATAACTGTAATGTATACCATGTATATGTTATAGAACTGACAAATTTTGATAGCCCATATTTTGGGAATATAAAAGAAGGGGGCTTTCACGCTCACTTCGCCTCTTATGATTTAGGTAGTTTAAGACACTTAAATAAGTATGATATAAATATCTAGGAGCATAAGGAGTGCAAAATGGAAATATGGACAGTAGTCATTTCTATGTGGCTAACAACATGGTTTATGGCTGTGAGTAGAACTTACAGTATAATTATGAGAATGATTAGTAACGAAGAGGGTGGCAAATTAATAAGGGATTATAAAAATACACACGCATTTATATATGCAGTATCAATGATTTTTATCGCCCCATTTATATGGCAAATATGCTTCTTCGAAGAGCCTAGAAGGAACTTCGTAGTATCATATGTAAATGCCATAATAAGGAATAAAAAATGAATGATAGATTGAGAGAAGCATTAGCGCTTAAATACAAGGGAATTATAGCCTCTGCTGAAGTTAACATCAGAGTATATTTAAATAACCCTGTAGGAATCGGTGAACATGCCGACATCGTTGGAGCAATAGACGAGCAGATTGAAATAGCTGTAAACGCTCAAGAGAAGTTGGACTATATTAAAAGCTTAAGTTATACTTAATAAAAAATAGTTCTTGACATCGCACTCAAAAATCTGTATAATATATATTAATGAGTGATAGATATTATAACCAAATGAGAGATTTAACAGGCTGGTGCCACGGCATGCCTGAAGCTCTCAAACATAAAAGGAGAAGAAGAATGGCTTGGACAGACGAATCAAAAGCTGAAGCTGTTGAACTTTATACCGACGCTGAACCAACCCCTGAGACATCTATGGAGATTGTCAAAGAGATTGCAGAGCAACTAGGAGAATCACCTAACGGAGTTAGAATGATACTTACTAAAGCTGGCGTTTATGTGAAAAAAGCTCCTGCTACTGGGACTGCAAAGTCTACTGGTGGTGGAAGCGCTAGAGTAAGCAAAGCTGACGCAGCTGAAGCACTAACAAGTGCTTTATCTGACGCAGGACAAGAAGTTGATGCAGATATTATCGACAAATTGACTGGTAAAGCTTCTGTTTATTTCACAGGTATAATCAACAACATAAACAACTAATACTAATCCATTACTAGGCAGAAAGAGTTTTCTTAATAGTAATGGAGTATTATAGTGAAAAAAGAAGAGTTCTTAAGAACTGTTTCAGATTGCGGCGATGCAATCATAACATATAGGTCGACAAACAGTAGAAAATTAAAGTATAATGTTTGTACCCTAGACTTCGATAACAAGTATATCCAAAGCAAGAAGAATCGTGCTAAGGAAACCAACGACTCAGTTTTGCTGTTTTGTTGGGATACTGATAGTTATCGCTTATTACAACCTAAGAATGTTACCAGTATACAACCTTTAAGTAGTATACTAAGGAACAAACGATGAAGTTGCATGAAGCCCCTGAGTTATATGAAAAAGTAATCTCTGAAAATGAAGAGGGGACGGAACAAGTCAAATTAACTATAAATACTTTTTACGATACAGAGTATCTGCATCTAAGAAAGTATTATCTCGACTTCGATGGTGACTTCAAGCCATCAAAGGACGGGATAGCAATGAAGCTAGACTTTAACAACTCTAAAGGGTTGTTTGAGGGACTAGTGGAAATATTATCACTAGCAGAGAGTAAGACTATTCTTGAGACGCACTTCAAGGATATTTTAGATGAAATTTACCTTTCCTAAATTTAGTTCTTGACTTTGTTTGTGATTTTTGATATAATATATAAATGGAAAATATAAAAGCAATACTACAGCAAGCCTCGGAAGATTACTATAATGGTAAACCAACGATGTCAGATGAACAGTTTGATAAGTTAGCTACGTATGCTCAGTATGACGAGGTCGGTTTCTCTAGTAGAGACAATAGAGTTCCTCATGCGTTTCAAATGTATTCATTACAAAAGATATTTTCCAATGAGCTTGATAAAAATCCGCTAGGTAATTATAAAGGAGACATTACTGTTTCCCCTAAATTAGACGGAGCGGCAGTATCATTGCTCTATGTTGAGGGACAACTACACAAAGCCCTTACTCGAGGAGATGGAAAACGTGGTCTGGATATTACAGACAACATGAAGTCTCTTGTACCTAATTCATTAGGCGAGTTTAAGGGTGCACTGCTACAGATTACTGGAGAAGTAGTTGCTCCCAAGACTATCAAGAACGCTCGGAATTATGCTGCGGGCGCTCTCAACCTTAAAGATGTAAAAGAGTTTAACAGTAGAGATTTGCGCTTCATAGCTTATGGAGTACAGAAATCTTGGAATGAATGTTGGACTATTGATATGTCTTACCTGAACTCATTTGGATTTGATACAGTTCTGTCTAATGACTGGACTGCATATCCCGATGATGGCTTAGTATTTCGTATAGATAACTATAAGGACTTCGATTCTCTAGGATATACCTCTAAGCACCCGCGAGGTGCATATGCGCTCAAGCAGCGCAATGAAGGAGTTATAACTAAATTAGTTGATGTTATATGGAATGTGGGCAAGTCAGGAGTTGTAGCACCTGTAGCTATTCTTGAACCAATAGAAATAGATGGAGCAGTAGTCAGTAGAGCAACTCTACACAATACTCGCTATATTGAAGACCTAAATTTAGAAATAGGTTGTTTGGTTGAAGTAATCCGTAGTGGAGAAATTATACCTAGAATACTGTCGAGGGCAGACTAATGACTAAAGAAGTTATATTTAGCAAAGAAGAACAAAAGAATAGTAAAAGAATCTATAAAAGCGCCACACCTAAACAAGACCTATCATGGTATGTTAAATGGACAGCAAGTTCTTTTCTTATATGTGCTTTTGCCTTTAGGTCAACACAAGAATTTCCTTTTCTAGACTTATGCTTTTCCTTAGTAGGAGTGGCAGGTTGGCTATGGGTAGGGCTTCTGTGGAAAGATAGAGCTTTAATTATATTAAATGCCATAGCAGTATTTATTCTATTGACAGGACTTATTAAAGCCATATCTCCAATGCTCCTAGCGTGAGTAAGGGAATATATAACGAAACATACTTCGAGAATAACCCTGAAGAAAGGGATAGAGAAGGAGTGCTTTATGGAATAGTACTAGTAAACACAAAGACATTCGAGAGAGAGTGCATCAAAGTAGGAATAGCCAGTGGAAAAGATTGGCGGCATATTATAAAGCGTAGCAGGGGTTTCAGAGGATATGATATTCGTATTCAAAAGGTCTGGAGCAGCACACTTTATAATGTGTGGGCACACGAAGTGTACCTACATGAAATATATAAGGACGATAAACATGTTCCTATGTTTAAGTTTGGAGGTCACACTGAGTGTTTCAAAATTGATTCCCTCATTCTTCAGGACTTTCCAAAAAATAAATCTTGACATGGAAACTGAATTTTGTTATAATATATATACAATTTAAAGAGAGAATATATGAAGCAAATAATCCCGCCAACAACCTGTCCATCTTGTATGACACAGCTTGAGTGGGTAAAAGACCAGCTTTATTGCAACAACTCTAATTGCCTAGGCAAGACGAGTAAAAAGATTGAGCATTTTGCTAAGACTCTCAAAATTAAAGGTCTCGGACCTCGCACAGTAGAAAGACTACAAATCTTAGATTTGCATGACCTCTATGAGCTTCCATTAGAAATAATGATTGAAGCTCTGCAATCCGAAAAGTTAGCAGTTAAACTGAGTAGAGAAATCGAAAGTAGTAAAGTAGTAGACTTAGTCGAGCTTTTACCCGCTTTCTCTATAAAACTAATTGGGAATACAGCATCTCGTAAGATATGTTCCATTGTTAAGCACATTGATGACATTAACGAAGATACGTGTTCCAAAGCAGGTCTAGGACCAGCTGCTACAGAGAATTTACTAGATTGGTTAATCGAAGAATTTACCAATGGATATGACAGACTACCTTTCAGTTGGAAACAGAGGGAAGCTTTAGTAACTAATACAGGAACTAAAGGAGTGGTTTGTATCACAGGAAAACTCAAAAGCTATAAAACAAAAGCAGCCGCAAAACAATATTTAGAAACAATGGGCTATCTTGTTAAAAGCAGTTTGACTAAAGATGTCACAATCTTAGTAAACGAAAGTGGTATAGAATCCGCTAAAACACAGGCAGCCCGAGATAAGGGCGTATTAATAATAACAAACTTAAAAGAAATATAGGAAACCAAAATGGCATTACCAAAATGGACAGACGAAAGAACACAACAATTAGTGGACTTCGTTGGAAACACATCACCTATCTCTCAAGCTATGGTTGCTGATGCAGCCGCTGAATTAGAAACTTCAACAAGAAGTGTCTCTTCTAAGCTTAGAAAAATGGGTCACGACGTAGAACTTGCATCTTCAGTATCAAACAGAACATTCTCTGAAGACCAAGAAGCTACTTTATCACAATTTGTATCTGATAACTCAGGTCAATACACATATGCAGATATCGCATCTTCATTCGAAGGTGGAGAGTTCTCTGCTAAATCAATACAAGGCAAAATTCTATCAATGGAATTAACTGGCCATGTAAAACCTGCTGAGAAGCCAGAAGCTGTTAGAACTTACTCTCCCGAAGAGGAAGCAACATTTACTACTATGGTAAATGGCGGGTCTTTTGTAGAAGAAATCGCAGAAGCCCTAGGCAAATCTGTTAATTCTATCAGAGGAAAAGCTCTTAGCTTGCTAAGAAGTGGCGATATTAACGCTATTCCAAAGCAAAAAGAAACTAAAGGTTCTAGCAAAGCTGATCCTTTAGCTGAAGTCGGTGACTTAGACAGCATGACTGTAGAAGCTATTGCTGACGAAATTGGCAAAACTGTAAGAGGAGTTAAAACTATGTTGACAAGACGTGGCTTAACATGTTCCGATTACGACGGAGCCGCTAGAAAAGAAAAAGCATCTAGCTAATTCATTTCTTAAATCTTGAGCAGGGGACTTATCCTCTGCTCTTTTTTATCTGGGAGGGTAGACTTTGAACTTAACTTCAGCTCTGTTGAAGCAGATTATTATGCAAGAAGATTTTGAATCTTGGGGAAACCTTAGAATCAATTATCTATCTGGCGAGTATCAATCCTTACATAAGGTAATAGATACACACATAAAAAATTTCAGTAGTCTCCCAACCTTTGAAGACCTTAAACTATCCATTCGTGATAGAAAACTACAAGAAAAAGTATTTGCAATCGAAGCTGTTGAGGTCGATATCGACGCTTGGGTTTTACTTGAGTACTTAAAAAATGAGTACACACAAGTAGAAATACTAGATGAATTAGATAAATTCATTGATAAAACTGTAGCAATATCTTCAGCAGAAGAAAATGTAGAAGCAATACAACAGATTGTTTTAGACGTAGGAGAAAGAGTCGACTTAAAAGCTCCTGAAGAAAACATGCAAACAATCCCTCTATTTGATTCAGAAAAAGACCTCAAGAAGTTTTTACCTCTTGGACTTAATGATGACTATGACCAAACACTTAAGTTCTCCCCTAGAGACTTGATACTAGTTGGTGGCCGTAGAGGTGCAGGTAAATCCATTACTTGTTGTAACATTGCTAACAATGTATATGAACAAGGAAAGAGTTCTCTTTACTTTACTATTGAGATGGACAGTCGTTCCATACTTCAAAGAATGTGTGCCTTAGGCGCTCGTATTCCAATTTCACGATTAGCTACACGAAACTTAACAACTGTTGAGTGGGATAGAGTAGCAAACTGGTGGGCAGGAAGATTTGAGGGTGGAAGCGAGTTAGTACCTGAATTCACACAAACAAGAGATTTTGATTCTTTCCATGCAAAATTACAGACAAGACCACTACACAAGGATAGACAGCTTGATGTAGTGTATGACCCAGTACTTAGCCTTTCTAGAATACGACAAGAATTAGAAAGCAAAGTAGCACAAACAGATTATGGAGTAATAGTAGTTGATTATCTAAATCAAGTTAAACGCTCCAATGTTCCCTCAAAGAGTGGACAATATGACTGGACAGAGCAGATAGAAGTAAGTAAGACTCTGAAAAGTATAGCACAGGAATATGAAATACCTGTGTTTGCCCCTTACCAAACAGACAATACAGGTGAGGCAAGATTCGCAAAAGGTATTCTCGATGCAGCAGATGCAGCCTTTACACTAGAAACATGGTCGCCCGAAGATGAGGCAATCACATTTAACTGTACAAAAATGAGAAGCGCAAAGATGGAAGGATTCACTAGTGTAATGGATTGGGAAACATTAAAGATAGGCCCTCAATCAACTATGAATCCTAAAGAAAAAGAAGATATAAAAGATAGCTTATCTACAGGAGAAGATATACATGACGCAATATAACGAGCTAATAAAAAGAAAAGCAAAAGAGTTGGAAGCGGAAGAGTGGGGCAATCAAGTAAAATACATACATGCTAATAATGGAGTTATGGAGATTGCATATAATAACGGATTAAAAAGATTTGAAGAGTGTAAGCCTGATGGAAAGCAATGGACAGAAGGTAAAAGAGAAACAAAAGACTCTTTATTTACTAGCTTCGGCAAATGGATAGCAGACCAGCGTGGCAAGTGATAGAATAGGACAAAAGTCCGCAAAATTAGTAGGAGTACCACCCTTTGAGATAAGGCAGGTAACTACAAACTTTATGTTAAGTCAACCTCAGGTTGCAGATAACATAATGCAAGTACCATTAAATAAAAAACTCATGGAGAGTATAAAAGAGAATGGTATTTTAAATCCACATCTTTCTATGAAAATGTGGTACCCACTAGCTGGTAGTCAAAGAATACGAGCAGTGGCAGAAATAAAGAAGTCTAATCCAGACTTTGACTTGGACATAACAGTTCATAGATTTTTAGAGGATTGGCATAATTGTTTTTATCTTTGGCCTGATGAAGAGTTTAGAAGTAAGGCTATTGCTATTTGGTTTCAAACCCAAGAAGTAGTATTCAAATCACTTTACTATAGTCATGACAAAGATGAAGATGGAACAAAAATGACCGATTATGAAGATATCGGTGAAAAACTAAAATGGAATAGAGATAATGGAAGAGATAGTATCTGTTCTTCTACCGATAATGGGGTTACTTAGCGTGTTATATATAATTATAGCACTCATAATATCATGAGAGTAGACGAGCTATTACAAGAGCAACGCATTGAGTTTAAAGTCTCAGGTAGAGACTATTTAGTTAAATGCTTAAACCCTGACCACGAGGATAGCAATCCTAGTATGCGTATTGACAATGTTACAGGCATATTTAATTGTTTTTCTTGTGGCTTCAGAGGTAATGTCTTTAAACATTTTGGTGCTGCAGCAAACTTCCTAGAGATTAAGAGACAAAAGTTGAAACAATCTATAGACGAAACGCGCTCAGCAAGTATAGGATTTGAGTTTCCTAAAGGATTTGCTCCTTATGTGGGCAACTGGAGAGGAATCAAACCAGACACATATAAGCACTTTGAGGCTTTTATGCATCATGATTCGCAGTTCAACGGAAGAGTTGTATTTCCGATTCGTGATATAACAGGAAAAGTGGTAGCTTTCAACGGTCGTCATATGACAATGACCGAGATACCTAAGTATCTAATTTACCCTCCACAAGCAAAGCTACCACTTTATCCTTCTACAGTTAACCCTATCAAAGGTAGGGTTATCTTAGTAGAGGGAATATTTGATATGATTAATCTTTTTGATAAAGGATTGTCCAATGCTATTTGCTGTTTCGGTACAAGAAACATAGATGCAGATAAGTTAGCTATACTAAAGATGCAAAACATAGAAGGTGTAGATATCATGTTTGATGGAGATGATGCAGGACAGACAGCTGCAGAAGAAATAAAAGGGTTAGCAGAAAGAGTAGGATTAACCTCTAGGAATATAAACCTAGGAAACAACATTGACCCTGGTGGATTACCTGAAATTAAGGTAGCAGATGTCAGGAAAAGGTTATATAGTTCTTGACACAGCGTTCAGAATTTGATATAATATATATAATAAAAAAAGGAATCACATGACAAATATAGCATTAATAGAATCTAAAACCAGTAGAACTAACTGGGAGGATAGGTTTGATAATAATTTTGAGATAGACAGATATGCTCTATGCTCTGATAGTAGTAAAAAGAAAATACTAAAAGCAGATGTAGATATCGAAATAGATATCGATGCATACGAGTGGATTATCGTAGTTGGTTCAGAAGCCCTTAAGTTTTATACTAGTGTAAATTCTATAACAGAATATAGTGGCAAGTGTGTAGACGATAAGTTTCTACCAGTAATTAACCCTGCTATGTTATCCTTTAAGCCAGAGGCAAAACCTCTATGGGACAAAAGTAAATCTAACATCATTGATTACATAAATGGAGATTTAAAACAAGTAAAACTTGATGAAAATAAATGTTATGGTATTCAAGACACTAAACAATTTCATGAGTTCTTACAAGCAGCCATAGACCACCCTAATAAATATGTAGGGTTAGATTCAGAGACAACAGGGCTATACCCAAGAGATGGTCATATGCTTGGTATGAGTATATCATACGAGAAAGACCATGGAGCTTACATAGACACAGAGTGTGTTGATGAGAAAGCAGAACAGATGTTACAAGAGTTATTCGATAAGAAGATAATAATATTTCACAATGCAAAGTTTGACTTAGCGTTCTTCGAGTACCATTTCAACTTTACCTTCCCCAACTTTGAAGATACAATGTTACTACATTATTGTCTAGACGAAGTACCAGGGGGTCATGGACTAAAACAATTAGCTATGGAACATACTCTTTATGGAGACTATGAGAAGCCTATGTATGACTGGATAGACCAGTACAAGAAACAACACAGAATACTTAAGGCTGATTTTCAATGGGGCTCAATACCTTTCGATGTAATGAAAGTATACGCAGCAATGGACGCAGTAGTAACTCTATTAGTATTTGAAAAGTTATACCCAGCAGTAAGAAAGAATGCAAAACTATTCAGTGTGTATGAGAACATACTCATACCTGGTTGTAGAATGTTAACAGATATACAAGATAATGGTGTGCCTTTCGATAAACTAAGACTCCTTAAAGGCAGAGACTTAATGCAGAATGATATAGATGAAGCAGTTGCAAAACTATATGAGTTCCCAGCAGTTAAAAGTTTCGAGACAGCAAAAGAAAAAGAATTCAATCCAAATAGTACAGTGCAACTTAGGTCACTACTATTTGATTTTGTCGGGCTAAAGCCTACAGGCAAAAAGACTGGTACAGGTGCAGACAGCACGGATGCCGAAGTGTTAAAAGAGTTAGGAGAACAACACGAAATACCTAAGCACATTCTTAGTATAAGACAAAAGTCTAAAATCAAGAATACTTACTTAGACAAAATATACCCACAGCTAGATAAAGATAGTAGATTGCGTACAGGATTCAACCTGCATGGCACAACCTCAGGTCGTTTATCTTCTAGTGGTAAAATGAACATGCAACAAATTCCTAGAGACAATCCTATTGTCAAAGGCTGTATCAAAGCTGCTCCAGGACACAAGATTGTTGCAATGGATTTAACAACTGCAGAAGTTTATGTTGCTGCTGTGCTTGCTGATGACAAAAACCTAATGGAAATATTTAAGACTGGCGGAAACTTCCACAGCAATATTGCTAAATTAGTATTTAATTTACCTTGTGAAGCGGAAGACATTGCAGAGTTCTATCCGACACAAAGACAGGCAGCTAAAGCTGTTACCTTTGGCATAATGTATGGTGCCGGGGCAAATAAAATATCACAGCAAGTCACAGGCGATTCTGGTAAACCTTTTACTAAGAGTCAGGCTCAAGAGGTTATTGATGACTACTTCAAACAGTTCCACAAACTTAAGAAGTGGATAGACCTATCTAGTAAATTTATTATGGATAATGGATTTATCTATGGTGCTACAGGTAGAAAGAGACGACTACCAAATGTTAAGTCTGACAATCAAGGAATACAAAGTCATGAGGTTAGGTCAGGTATGAACTTCTTAGTTCAGTCTGTAGCTTCTGATATAAACCTGTTAGGTGCAATAGACATGAATGAAGATATTAAAACAACTGGCATGAAGTCAAGAATATTTGCTTTAGTACATGATTCAATCTTAGCAGAAGTACCTGAAAATGAAGTAGAAATATACTCAGAAAAACTACAGAAGTATATTCAACAAGATAGAGGATTTAGTATCCCAGGAACTCCTGTAGGTTGTGATTTTGATATTGGTGATGACTACTCTTTTGGTAAGTTTGAATCCAAGTATGATATATGATAAAATAAAATTCCCTATATTTACTGTGCATACAGATGAAGTATTGTCTGTAGATGGTATTTTATGGGTGGAAAACCAAGTATTAGATGATACTAATATGAAGGGAGAGACTCTTGGATTAAGAAGGCTACAGAGTCCTATGAATAGTATATATCCTTTAAAATCAATGATTAAAGATATAAAAGGATTAATTGACCATCAAGGCAAATACTATATAGATACTGAAGGGCGTTTCTTTAGAAAAGTAAAAACAACTAAAGCAAGTCTAAAGTATCATAAAATACTAAGAGTTGAAAAGAAAAATATAGCAAGTGTAATGTGGGTAAAAGGTTGTCCCTTTCCCTTTACATTAGAAAGACCTTTAGCTGCTTCTGAATCTTGGGCAGGACTACTGTATAGAGATGGTATTCCTTGGATTCTATATGATACTAGTGAAGAAAAGAAAAGGGATTCATGGAGAAAAATATGAAAGCAGTTATAAGTGACAGAATATATTTAGAGGTATTACCTGCACAACAGAAAAAAATTGATGATGAACTAACGTATGCCATACCCTCGTTTAAGTTCAGTGACCCACCACTCATTATAAAAAATATGGCAATGATAAGACAGGGACTAGTAGCAATTCCAGTGGGCAGAATAGACCTAATCCCTGCAGACCACGAAGTAGTAGATAAAAGAGTGGATAAACCAGTAAACTTCCCCAAGTTTAGTTTGACATTAAGACCAAGCCAACAGTCTGTATATGACGAGATTGGAGATGGCGGCATAATTAACGCTTGGGTAAGTTGGGGTAAGACATTTACAGGTCTTGCAATAGCTGAAAAACTAGGTCAGAAAACCCTAGTCATAACTCACACTTTAGCTTTAAGAAAGCAGTGGGAAGATGAAGTAAAGAAAGTTTTTAACATCACACCTGGAATTATAGGTAGTGGTAAATTTGAATTAAACAGTCCAATCGTTGTCGGGAATATACAAAGCCTGTATAGAAAGATACCAGAGATTAGACAAGAGTTTGGCACTCTAATACTTGACGAAATGCATCATGTTAGTAGTAAGACATTTTCTAGAATAGTAGATAAAAATTGTGCTAAACATAAGATTGGACTGACTGGAACATTACAAAGAAAAGATGGGAGACATGTAGTTTTTCGTGATTACTTTGGAAATAATGTTTTAAAACCCCCAAAGGAAAACTTTATGATGCCTAAAGTGCATATCTTACCGATAGCAATTAGGTTCATGGACGGAAATAGTATACCTTGGGCAAATAGAATTAATGAGTTAGCATACAACCCAGAATACCAACATTCTGTGGCAATGGCTGCGTCATCGTACGCGGCCAAAGGTCACAAAGTGTTAGTGGTATCTGATAGAGTAGACTTCCTCAGAAACTGCGCGGAGCTCACTGGTAGCAACGCAGTTTGTGTGACGGGCAAAGTCCATCACGAAGATAGAGCAGATATAATAGCACAGATTTTTGAGGACAAAGATGTTCTGTATGGGACACAGTCTATATTCTCAGAAGGTATTTCTTTAAATATTCTAAGCTGTTTGATACTCGCAACACCAGTAAATAACGAGCCGTTACTTACACAGCTCATCGGAAGAATAATTAGAGACTATGAAGGAAAACAACAACCTATAGTCGTAGACATTAACTTAATTGGAAAGACCGCAAAGCGGCAGGCTAGTATGCGCATGGGCTACTACCTGAAACAGGGTTATGAAATATCAACACTGTAAAGACCTCCGAAAAATATGTCTTGACATGGGTTTCAAAATTTGTTATAATATATGATAAAATATAATTGGGAAAAGATAAATAGTGAGACCAATGGAGATTCAACTTCAATACTTACTATAGTTCATTTATTAACTTATAAAAGAGTACCTGCAAGTAGGAAAGATAAAACTTATAAATACTTTGGAAAAAGTTTTGTAGGAGATAGCTTTCTAGTCAATCCAAGGCAACTACTAGTAGAGAGACGAAATTATAGTAATAAAGAGGCTGCAGAATATATTGCAATAGCCTCATACCGAAACTATTTTAATTATAGACAGACTGGGCAAACAACACTAGAGTTGATACATTTGCCTGTCAGTGAAAGCATAGTAAATCGCAACAGATTGCTTCGAGTAGAGAATGGTCTAGTACACTTTCTATTTGAAGATAACGCTAAATGGAGAACATAAAATGGCATTAAAATTTAATCAAGCTTCGGGGGCAGCGAAAAAGTCCTCAATCGACCAGTATACTTACAAAGAAGGAGATAACATCTTCAGACTAGTAGGAGACATACTTCCAAGGTATGTTTACTGGATTAAGGGTGAGAATGGCAAAAATATTCCTATGGAATGTCTAGCTTTCGACCGTAACACAGAAACATTTAATAACAAGGAAACAGACCATGTAAGGTCTTTCTTCCCTGATTTAAAATGTGGTTGGGCATACGCTATTCAAGCTATAGACCCAACTGATGGCAAGGTAAAAGTTGTCAATCTAAAGAAAAAACTAATGGAACAAATCATGGTTGCCGCAGAAGATTTAGGCGACCCAACCGACCCTGAGACTGGGTGGGATGTTTGTTTCCAAAGAGTTAAGACTGGACCTATGGCATTTAATGTCGAGTACAGACTACAAGCACTTAAGTGCAAACCAAGACCTTTAACAGAGGCTGAACAAAAGGCAATAGAAGATATTCGTTCAATGGACGATGTACTAGCTAGACCTACAGCAGATGCTCAGTTAGAGCTTTTACAAAGAGTAACACAACCAGGTGGTGCAGAAGCACCTTCTGATGTAGACTCAGAATTCAGCATTAGTTAAGGAGTTATTATGGATTATACAATAGGAGATACATTCCCAGATTTTTCAACTGTGGCAGTAGATATTGACAACGAGCTTGTAAATATTGATGTACTACAAAAAAATATGTGGACAGTGGTTTATTTTTATCCAAAAGACTTTACATTTATTTGCCCAACAGAAATATCCGATATGGATAAACTGCTGGGCGAAGCTGATGTATTAGGCTTTAGTCCTGATAATGAGTTTTGTAAATTAGCTTGGAAGCAAAGCAATGATATCATTAGAGATGTTAAACATCCTCTGTGTTGTGACGCGGGTGGTCAACTTGCTAGTGACCTAGGAGTTTATGATGGTAGGAATGGAGTTCCTTACAGAGCTACTTTTATTATCGACCCAGACCAATGTATACAACACTACTCTGTCAATGCACTTGACACAGGTAGAAACGCTGAAGAAATACTAAGAACACTACAGGCTTTAAAAGCTGGTGGACTTACAGGTTGCGCATGGCAGCCAGGAGATGACTTCGTAGCGTGATATTATTTACAGCAGATTGGCATATAAAACTAGGA